CACGCCATGCCCCGCACCTCCACCTGGCTGTCCATCGCCCTGCGCCACTACGCCGCCTCCACGGCGCTGCCGCCCCTGGTCATGCCTCCTGCCGCGGCGGTGGCGGTGGCGCGCGAGGCCTGCGACCTCCTGCCCATCCTGCGGCGTCGCATGGAGCCCGCCAGCCCCGCCCAGTGGAGCGAGTTCCTGCGCCCCCTGGTGGCTGCCACGCGCAATCCCCCGGGCCGCGACGACTTCATGGCCTTCGTGGCCGCCGCGGCGGTGGCGATGGTCGGCATCCCCGCGCACCTGCTGACGCCGCAGCGCCAAGCCGAGGCCGTGCGGCGGTTCGACTTCTGGCCATCGGTGGCCGATGTGGCCAAGTGGCTGGAGCCTGAGACGCGTGAGGAACGCACTGCGCTGGGCGTCATGGAGCGGCTCGCGGTGGCAGCCGAGCCGGCGGTGGCGGTGGCGGAGACCCGCACCCCGGAGATCATCGCGGCGGTGGCGGACAAGATGCGCGCCTTCAAGGCTGAGATGCAGCAGGTCGAGGAGGCCATGAGCCCACGGACTGCGCGGGTGTCGTCGCGGCATCTGACGCCGCAGCAGTCCATCGCGGCTCTGGAACAGCAGATTGCCCAAGGCGGCGACCCGTCCGGTGCCCTTGGCTTCCTGCTGCAGACCGAAAGGCGAAAGCTGGCAAGCGCGGGAGAGCAGGCATGAGCGCCGTTGGCTTCGGCCTGTTCATGCTGGCCGTCATCGCCGCTGGCTGCCTGCTTAGCTATGCCTGGGGCTGGCAGGACGCCAAGGCGTGCCTCACCGACACTGCTCAGGAACCTCATGCATGAGCTACATCGGTCCTCCCGCGGGTACCCGCCGCCGAGGTCGCCCGGCTCGTAAGGAACCTGCATTCCCACCGGCCGAGGTCACCCATCGTCGCGCCATTGCGAAAGAGCCTGAGTGCCCCGACCCAGGGCGGCGCGAGCGAATGCGGGTCAGGACAATCCGACTGGTCGAACTGATGCTGGCTCCAATCAATGCCGAGGCAGCCGCAGTAGATACGCGGCGCGTCAAGCGTATCGGTTGGACGGCACCAGGCAGTGAGGCTGTCGAAGGCTCAGATCGTGGCACGTCGGGCCCGGCGGCTTTGGCACGGCCTCGCGGCGTCGAGGCCGTCGAAGAGGAAGGCTGGGAGGACCAGCGCGGACACCACGTAATCCGGACGGACGTGATGCGATATCGAGACGGCGTGCTTGAGCACTACATCGCTGTAGGCGTCCTCGGTGGTGCACTCGCCGATGCTGCGATGGAGCTGTCGCGGCTGTACCAGATCGCACGCTCCACGATGGTGGTGCCGGGCCAAGCGCTCTGTCAGTACGGTGCGCCGACGGGGCGCCAAGCATCGGAAAGCAAGGAAGAGTTTGAAGCGAGGATCTGGCAGGACTTCAACCGGGCGGTCGATCACCTGCCACGTGGCTCCGAGCCGGCCTGCGTCGATGTCGCGCGAGGCCTGTTCCCGACGGGCCACGATGCCGTGCATCACATGGTCCGTGGCTTCGAGGCGCTGGCTGTTTTGTGGAAGATGAAGCGGACATGACGAAAGGCATTGACGCAGAGTCCTGCGCCGAATAAGTGCTAAGCGGGATGCGGGTGAACTGCGTCTACACTCCATCAGGCCACTTATTCAATCCCGACAGCCCCGCTGCCGGGATTTTTGCTGTCTGGGCTGCTGCTTCGTGGAGGGACCATGCCAGTCCGTCCGCCGGTTCATCGACCTGACCACCTGCCATCCCGCGAGGAAGCCACTCGGCGTCAGCGTGTCGCGTATGACGACCGCCGCGGTTCAGCCGCCTCACGGGGCTACGGTCGTGACTGGCGGCGGCTGCGGGCCCAGGTGCTGGCCGAGGAGCCGCTCTGCCGCTTCTGCCAGGAGCGCGGGCAGCTGACCCCGGCGCAGGAAGTCGACCACATCGAGACCATCGCGGACCGCCCAGACCTGCGTCTGGACCGATCCAACCTCAGGCCCCTCTGCACCCCCTGCCACTCCCGCCGCACCCGGCGCGACGGCCGGGGCGCCGCCTCGACCGCCCCCTGGGCAGGCCAAGGGGGGTAGGGGGGTCCGAAAGCTGGGGGATGGCCGACGTGGACCGTACCCCCATCCAAATTTGTGCGCGTGCGATTGGAAAGTTCGGACCCGATTTGAAAAACGGGGAGCCGATTTGAAAAACGGCGTGCAACCTGAAAAAAGGGCTCGACATGAGGTCGCCACGGACCGGCCGGAAGTCGCTCCCGGCCTCGGAGAAAGTTGCGCGCGGAACCGACCAGCCCTGCCGGCGCTCGCCGGGTATGACGCTGGTCGACATGCAGCCGCCCGCCGACATCCAGCCGCCGCAGGACCTGCCGCTCGGCGCAGCCGAGGTCTGGGCGGACCATGCGCCGGCGCTGATCGCCAAGGGCTGGCTGACGGCGGTGGACGTCGTGGCCTTCGGCCAATGGTGCGTGATGACGCATCATCTGGTGTCCGCCTGGAGCGCTGACGGTAGCGAGGACAACCCGCTGCCGACGGCGTCCTACATCCAGCAATGGCGCACGCTGGGCGAGGCCTTCTACATCACGCCCGGCGCCCGCGCCGCGATGAAGCCGACAGGCCCTGCGGACAAGCCCTCCGGCAATGCCTTCGCCCGGAATGGCCGCCGCTGAGCCGACCGGGTTCGCCCGGGACTATGCGGCGATCGCAGCGAAGTATGCGCGCGACGTCGTGGCCAAGCGGGTGGTGGCCTGCAAATGGGTCCGGCTGGCGGCCGAGCGCCATCTGCGAGACCTGAAGCGGGCGCAGAAGGACAAGGCCTGGGGGTACCGGTACGACAGCTGGCACGCGGGGGATGTGTGCGACTTCGCGGAGAAGCTGCCGCACATCGAGGGCAAGTGGGCCACGCCCACCATCACCTTGGAGCCCTGGCAGATCTTCGGTTTGGCCGTGGTGTTCGGCTGGCGACGCCGTGAGGACGGCGGCCGGCGGTTCAGCAAGGTCTACTGGGAGGTGGCCCGCAAGAACGCCAAGAGCACCCTGGCGGCCATCGTCACCCTGTACTGCTTCTGCTGCGAAGAGGAGCCGGCGCCCTACGTCTTCATCGGTGCGACGACTGGCGCCCAGGCCCAGAAGGTCTTCCATCCCGCGCGGATGATGGTGAAGAAGACCCCCGACCTGGCCGAGGCCTTCGGGCTGAAGATCTGGTCGAAGAGCCTGACCGAGCCCGGCGGCGGCTACGTCCAGACCATCAACGCCAAGGGCTCGACGCAGGACGGTCACAACCCGCACCTCGCGGTGCTGGACGAACTGCACGCCCACAAGGACCGGGCGCTCTACGACGTGATCGACAGCGCCTTCGGCGCACGCATGAACCCACTGCTCTGGGTCATCACCACGGCTGGCTTCGACACCCAGGGGGTCTGCTATGAGCAGCGGACCTTCGTCACCAAGGTGCTGGAAGAGGTTGTCGAGGCCGACCACTACTTCGGCCTGATCTACACGCTGGACGAGGGCGACAACCCCTTCGACCCGAAGGTGTGGGCCAAGGCCAACCCGAACCTCGCCGTCTCGGTGCAGGTGCGGCAGCTCGACGGCGCGGCGACCGAGGCGCGGTCACAGCCGGGCAAGCTGGGTGAGTTCCTCACCAAGCGCATGAACGTGTGGACGACCGCCAGCAAGGCGCACGTCAACATGGAGAAGTGGCGCAAGTGCGACGCTGCCATTGATCTGGAAGCGCTGCGCGATGTGCCGTGCTGGGCGGGCTACGATCTCGCGGCAACGTCCGACCTGACGTCGCTGCGGCTGATCTGGTGGGTGGATGGCCGGCTGATCACCTGGGGGCTGCGCTACCTGCCTGAGGCCGCTGTGGCCATCCGGACCGAGCGTAACAGCGTGCCCTATGCCCGCTGGGTGCGAGAGGAGTTCATGGGGCGGCCTTACCTGACCGTGACGCCGGGCGAGGTGACCGACTACGCCTGGATCGAGAAGGACATTCGCTGGGCTTTGTCCACCTTCAACATCCAAGGCATCGGCTTCGACAACTGGAAGAGCCAGGACCTGAACTCGCGCCTGATGGCCGATGGGGCTCCGCTGATTGAGGTGCGCCAGGGTCACGCCACGCTGGCCGGTCCGCTGCAGGAACTCGACCATCTCTACCTCAGCGGGCGTTTGGAACATGGCGGCGACGAGGTGCTGAACTGGTGCGCCTCCAACGTCGTCTGCCGTCCAGATGAAAACCTGAACCTGGTTCCCTCGAAGAAGCGATCGCACGAAAAGATCGACGACTACGCGGCGCTGCTGAACGCACTGGCCATCAGCCTCAGCGCCAAGCCGGCGGGCCGGTCCGTCTACGAAGATCACGGCGTGCGCGCACTCGGAGAATAGACATGCCACCACCCCGCCTCGGTACGCTGGCGCGCGAGCCTAGCTTTACCCGCGCGCCCGGGGTGGAGAAGTCGGGCGCGGCAGCTGGCACAGCCGCGGGCCCCTGGGCTGGGGGGTGGGGCGGCGTCATGCCAGGCTCTACCGGCGTGGCTGTGAATCCGTTCAGCGCGATGCAGGCCGCCGCTGTTTATGGCTGCGTGAAGCGGCTGTCCGAGGACGTGGGCAAATTGCCGCTCCGCATCCGGCGGCGCCTGCGCAAGGGTGGCTATACGGTCGATCTCGACCACCCGCTGAACCGCCTCTTTCGCAAGCCAAACGAGTGGCAAACGGCGTCGCAATGCTGGAGCTACTACGTCTGGGCGCTCGCGCTGCGCGGCAACGCATATGCGTCCGTCCTGCGCGGGCGGGCAGGAGAGCCGACGGCGATCGTGCCGGTCAATCCTGACCGTGTTTCGCCGCTGCTCACTCCGGACGGCCGTCTCTGGTATCAGATCAGTCATCCCTATCTGGGTGAGGGGCTGCGCCTGGATCAGGGCAATGTCCTGCACGCGAAGGGGATGACTTTCGACGGCTACACCGGGGTATCCCCGATCATGCTGGCGCAGGACGTTGTGGGCTTGGCACTGGCGAGCCAGCAGCACGGCGCGACCCTGTTTCGCCAGGGCTCGCAGATCTCCGGCGTGCTGGAGGTGCCCGCTAAATTGAGTGCTGAGGCTTCGAAGCGCATGGCTGCCTCCTGGGCGGACACGTACGCGGGAGTTCAGAACGCACACAAGATCGCGGTTCTGGAAGAGAACGCGAAGTTCGCGAAGATCGGCATGACGAATGAAGAGGCGCAGTTCCTCTCCACCCGCCAAATGCAGGTCATCGAAATCTGCCGGCTGTTCGGCGTTCCTCCGCACAAGGTCTTTGACCTCAGCAACGCACACTTCGCCAACATCGAAAACTCGGAGCAGCAGTACATCAACGACACACTGGTGCCGATCGCGCGCCAGGTCGAAGAGGTGCTGGAGCAGACCCTGCTGTGGGACGATGAGCAGGGCGAGGTGGATATCCGCTTCGACTTCAACGAGCTGCTGCGCGGCGACCGCAAGACCCGCGTGGAAGCCCAGGTCATGTAAGTCAACAACG